GGCGCAAGCCCTGCTCCTGGCCGTACATCCCCATCAATTGGCTCTGCTCTGCCGCCGGGAGCTGCCGCAGATAATTCATTTCACTGATTGCGTTCTGGCGCGCCTGCGTTCCCAGGCCGAACAAGCGAGACTGCTCCTGCCCGCCGGCCTGTATCGCGGCATTTTGAGCCGACTGGTAGGCGTCGTTCTTGCTCATATTGAAATTCTGCATGGCCGCGCTAAATGCTGCGCTCCCTCGCGGAATGCCAGAATTAGCCAGCTTCGTTTCCATCGCAAGCTGCTCGGCCTCAAACCGAGGGTCGAGCCGGGACTGGAACTGCCCGTAGACGGAATCAATAACCTGTTGTCTCGCGGCGGCATCGGCCTCGGGAGACATTGGAGCGGTCGAGTAATCGAATGGCGAGGAGTATGCATTCGCCGCTGTAATTGCTGCGGCAGTCCCCGCGTCCGCCGCCGCACCAATGCCCTGGGCGGTTGGAGCTGCGGATTTTCCGGCCTGGAGGTCGTAGGGGTTGTATGTCAGCGAGCGGAGCTGAGATTCAGTCTGCCCGACATCATCGGCGCTCCCGCCCTCTGGCATCCCGGCGTATGAGAACGGAGTCGCCAGCGTCTCCCCAACCCTCCCAACTTGGCCCGCCGCGACGCGGTTCAACTCCTCATTAACTAGGTTCTGCTGGTCAAGAATTCGCTGCTGCGCCGGGTCGAGCTTTGTCACTCGCTTGTAACGCCGCACTCCCTCCGGCGTCTTTCCAATGGCTTTGTATTTTGACGAGCCATAGGGGGTGGACTCGTCGATCATGTTCAGCTGGTGCTGAGCAATCGCGGCGTCCCGATTCATTCCGGTTTGTGCCTCAGCCACCCGAATCGGATCAGGCGGAATTGGAGCGCTTGGAGCTCGCTTACCCATTATTTTTCACCCATTTATTAGCGGAGGTGGTGTACATCCCATAGCTGATCGCCGTCGCCTGATTCTCTCCGGCGTACGGATGCACACCCTCCTGCTTGAATCCCAGGCCGGTGAGCAGTTTGCGGCAACGCTTATTTGATTTGGTCGTGATGGCAGACAACCTCTTGACGCCGAGCTGGCCGAACGGATAGAACAACATCGCTCTGATATTGCCCTGCGTGGCCCACCGGGGGGTCGCTGACACGAAAGATACTTCAACGTCTGAATCGTAACGATAATTGTTGTAAATTGCCACCGCCATAATCCTGTCGTTTTTGTCTACCACCCCAATCGTTGTTAGCGGCCTCTGAAACGGCCCCATCCCGGATTTTTCGGCCCATTGGGCCAACTCCTCATCGCGCCCAAAAACGAGCGTGCTCAAATCGCATTGCCTTGCTGCCAAACCATGTCGTAAGAGTTGAACTTTATTGTGATGGACTTCGTCCCCCCGTGGATCGCCGGCGAGGCCGCCTCCCCCATCCCGGTGACGGTCACCCAGTTTGCTATCTGCGCCTCACCCGTCCAGTACCCCGAATCCCATCTGGCGACATCCCAAAGCGCGCCTGAAATCGTCGGCTCGGTCGGGACCGACGTGGGTATTTGATCGGAGAAATCGAGGTTGAGGTCTATCGCAAAACCCGGCGCGCCGGTCGATGTGAAATGCGGGCGGCACAGCGTGAAAAGCTTCTGCTTGCCTCGGGAGCCGTAATAAGAAAACGCGGGACTGATTTTCCAGTCAATGTTCTCCGCATTATCCGAAACGCCCGTGTCGGCCTTATAAATCACCCCCCCGTCTTGAGCCCCGAAATATAAGTCGCTGTTGTAGATTGCCCAGCACGCCGCGTTCTGATTCGTAAATTTACACCACGCGCCCGTCTGGGTATTGATCACGTACTGGAGCGCTGTCGTGGACGTGGTCGGAATATTGAACAACTGGTAGGATCCCTGCGGGTAGTGTAGGGACTGCCAGCCGAACGTGCTCGAATAGCTCCGCGCGGACGCCAGGAATTCATTTTGAATGTTAGTGGACATCGCCATGCTGGTGCTGGCGAGCTGGTCGATAGGCAGGAATGTCGTCAACGAGATGGCGCCGTCTTGCGTTGTCACGATTAAGTCGGAGCCCACTTTCTCGATACACCGGCGCCCGATTGGCTTGCCGATACTGAACACGCCGGACAGCACCCAGTCCGCTGCCGTGCTGGGGTCGTTACCCGAGTACAGAATAACCTCGCCCTCAGACGTAATTGCGACAAATAAATCGTCAGGCCCCGAGCCGCCATCACGCGTCCACGAGCCGATAGCCATCAGGTAGCCGCCTTTGCGGCATAGCCCGCTCAAATCAAACGTCGAGACGGTGCCAGCCACGGAAACCACCGGCAGATAGCCGAATGTCAAACTTTCCTTGAAAACAAAGAACAGCCGTCTCTGATGCGTCGTCACATGGATGATGTTTGCGGGCGTAACGCTCGAAAGCGTCGGCGTCACAAACGCGCTGCCGTTGTAATAAATTGGCGCGTCGGCGCCATTCACCATATACAGAAAATTGCCACCCGCCGTTCCCATCATCGTCGTTTGCCAGCGGGCGTTCGTTTTTCCCGTCGCAATAGACGTCGAGCCTCCGGCCGCGCTTGAGTCGTAGATGACGCTGCCCGCAGCGCTGATGAGCTTGCGCGTGACAGGCCCCGCGTACTCGACGAGTGTCTCTACAGCTCCCGTGCCGTTGCCGGTGCTGTGCGAGGCGTAGCCGCTGCGTAGGTCACAGCTCGTTAGGTTAGGAAACACGTTCTCCAACGAAACCGCGAAGTCTTCCGGCATATTCGCGAGCGAATCGCGGGCATTCCAGCCCTTCACCGGCGCCGGAATGCTCACGCTCTGGCTCGTCTGAACTCGTTGGGCGTTGTTTTTGATGGGTTGCAGCAGCATAGCGATGCCTCTGGGATTCGGTGACTGGAGTCTAGGCGAGCTGCTGGCCCTTGCTTAAGAGTGCCGCTATAGCGGCCGGCTCCTGCTTCAACAGGGCGGCAATAATATTAATGTTTGACGAGTAAGGCGGATCGAGAGCGACAATCTGGGCTAGTAGGTCTTTGTTGCCCAAAGAGCCGGCCAGCAACTCCATTGCTTTATTTTCCCCCTGGCTCTCTAGATTAGCCATTAGGCCCAGCTGCCTTCAGGGATGTAGACGCCTCTACTCGGCGCATAACCCGCCATATCTAAGATCGGCCGGCCACCGGCACGCGACGTTTCTATCGCGAGCTTCTGCTCGTACGACCGGAAGTCTTCGGAATAGTCAAGGCCATTTTTCTTTTTAAACCTCCAGATAATCCCCATCTCCATTAGGTGTTCATCGAGGACGCCCACATCAGTGTCAGCCGTCCACTTTGATTGGTTCGCGCCTGCGGCGGACTGACAGAAATAAGTCGACTGATACTCGAACACCCAAGTGTTTCCGGCAGACGGCGCGGGGTAGGCGTACAGTTTTCCAGCAAATATTCGGTAACTCGCATATGGCCCCGTCGCGGTACGAGCCTTCAACGCCTGCCATTCGATGGGCGAGAGCGGCCCCCGAACGGGCTGTGTGAGCGTCCGGTCCCAGAACGTCGAGCTGGTGATGTAACTAAAGCCGGGAGCCAGGGTTGTCATAACCCCCTGGAGTTCGGCCGCAAGCGACGTGTGCGTAACCTCTATCTGCGTCGCCGGCCACGAGAACCGGTCAAGCAGCTCGCGCCCCTCCGTGTTCGCCATCGCCTCCAGCGTGCGAATATTCTGGTCGGTGGAACCAATGACGGCAGCAGGCTCGGACAGCCCGATGGAGTCGCAGACATTCGTGATAATTGTGAGTAGGCTCATGCGACTTTCTTCGGTCTACCTCGTTTTGGACGCGGCTCTAAATCATCCATCATCGCAGCAATTTGCTCCGACTGCTTTTCGATTAAATCCTCCAGCGCGTCGATCTTAACATTAAGCGCGGAAATTTCTTCCGCCGCCTTGTTCGTTTCCGCATTCTCCAAATACACGGTGGCCTTTGCAATTAAGGCCAGGCCGCCCATGCCGAGCTTTCGGATGGTGTCCGCGTTCGCGGTGGACAAATCCTCCACCGTCCTAACACCCGCCTCCTGGCATGTCCGCAGCTGCGCGGGCGTCACGCCGGGCCAGTTCTTGATGTCCAGGCCGTTTGCGGGAATGTCAAGCCCTGATTTCCACGCCTCATACGCCTGAATGTAGTACGGCACCGGGCGCTTCCGGCCCCTGTCGCCGTGGCGCCACTCGTCGAGCTGCTCCGGGGTGATGCGTTTTTGCAGTACCAGCGTGCCTTGGTTGCCGGGCGGCGTCAGATGTGCAATTTCAACATCTCTGAACACTGGCATCCCCTGAGCGATGGTGGCGTCGCGGTCTTCTTCCGCCTGGAGTTCGAATTCGATGTAGCAAGGGCGCTCTTCATTTTCGATGGGGCGAAAGTCGACCATATTAAAAACCTCCGAATGTTTAAAAAAGAGCGCCCCTTTCGAGGCGCTCCTGGTTGGGTTGAAAT